GAAGCGGCGACCTTCCTCGACAATCGTGCCCAAAAGCTGGTACAGGACGCCACTTGGTTCCTTGTAGGGCAAGAAAGTGATGTTGTCGCGGATTGCGCCGCCGGGAACGTCCACATCGCGGAATTCTCCGGGGGAAATCGGCGTATCGTCGCCCAAAATGCGTAGACCGCGCGATTTCAGACCACCCGGAAGATTGCTGAGGGTTCCGGCGTCCGTTAGCTGGCGCAAAATGCTTGTTGCGGAGGATGCCAGCCCACCAATCAGGTGAATTAGGCCAAGGCCATAGAATCCGAGTCCGGGGATGTAGGAGTACTGGACGAAATGCTCTCGCTTTAGCTTCTTCTCGTCGTCTTCAAACCAATTTCGGCGTATCGAGAGGATCTTGGAAGACCCAAGCTCGACTGTCACCACATAAGGGAGGCCAATTTCACTGGGCTCACCCTCATGGCAGTCCTCAAAGCCTTCCAAGTCGATGTCAACGTGCATTTCAAGCAACGTGAAGGGGGCATCAGACTGGTAATCCGGCTCTTCGCCGGTCAGGCTGTCCACCTTTTTCTGAATTCCGCTTGTATCGGTGGCGGGATCACCCAGATCACACTCTCGGTACCAACCATCTCGCTGAAGCTTGAGGATTTCGTTTCTGGACTGCGTAAAAACCTGCGTGACGCGCTCGGCAGTCTCCAAGGAAGAGGCGCCATAGTTAACAATCATGTCCTCGGAGGGGACAAACATCGCGCACGGACGCCCGAGGGTCTCGCTCCAGTAGACTTTTCGGAACGCACTACCCGCAAGGGGCAGGCTGAAGAGGAGTTTTTCTGTTTCCTCTCGGTATTCCTTCATCTCACTCTGCACGAGGTAGTTCATGTACTCGCGGATGCGGTTCGCTTGCTTGCTTTTGTCGGCAGTCATCTTACCGACGATCTTCGTTCTGACAGGACCGCCCGCAGGCCAGACTTCTCCAATAGCTTGGCTCTGGAAACGGACCACGGCTTCACTAAGGATCGGATGCGTTACGCCACACGCACCATCCCAAGGACTTGTCCTCGGCTCATGCTTGAGACCAAGTTGCCCAAGCCCCTTTTCGTAAGCTTCGGCCCAATCCTTTCGACTGGCCTTGTCTCCTTCGTAGGCTGCGACCAGTTCCGAACTGAGTTTTCCTAGAGCCGGGTCATCGAGGTGCTCTGCGAGGTTCGCATCAAAGGAAACCTCTTCATCTTCCGCGCCGGGATCGAAGTCGATCAGGATGCCGCCTTCTTCATCCGGCGTCATCTCAACCTCTTCTGCATCGACGATCTCGATCTCAAGCTCGGGGGCAATGCCTCTCGCCTTCGCAAACGCATCGTCGAATTCTGAACGGTCGTTCAGGAACGGGGATGCGCCAAGCGGTTCGTCTTCAAGACGCTTATCGATTGCCATTCAGGGTCGGCCCACGTTCTGTGCAAGAGCGTTGGCCTGCGCTTGATTGATTGCGTTCACGGTGGCCTGCTGGGCTTGAGCCGCCTGATTCCCCCTGATCCAGTCCGCCACGTTAACGGACTGCTGGGGCTGAGGCTGCTGCGGCTGCCCTGCGCTCCGGACGAAGTCGGCGATGTTGGTCTGCCCGCTCTGATCTACATCCCCGTAGCTTCCGCTCGTGAAGGCGGAATGCTGGACGGGCGCTCCCGGACGATTGATCAGACCCGCATTGACGAGCCGGTCGATTCGCTGCGGCGCACCAGCATCTCTACCCCATCGTGCATTCATGTCTTCCGCAAGGCTAGGGCCGTAGTTCCCGACGCCCGTGTGGCGAGGGTCTCCCACGGACGTAGCGCCAGTACCCCAAATGCTCTGATTGCCCTGACCGGGATATTGATTGCCCGGAGTATTTAGGAGAGCCTGAATGTCGGGCCGGATGGACCCGCCGTAGGCATTCGTGTTCCACTGGCTCTGCATGATCGGACGTTCGGCGCTGCCGAAGTTCTGAGGCTGCTGTCCCGGTGCGGCATAGGATGTATTCCCACCACCTCCACCGAAGAAGCCACCACCCATCATCGCATTGCCCGCACCGAAAGTGTTGGGGCTCGCGGGATAGCCGGGGTTCTGCTGGTTCTGGAACGCCGCCGTGTTGTAGATAGAGCCACCATCAGCAAAGCCACGCCTGACAAGACCTCCGCCTCTCATCGCCTCCCCTCCCGGGAGAGGCCAAGGTGCGGGGACAGGCCAACTGGGATCGATAGTGGGTCTAGTAGTAGGGTATGCCGGTCTCTGGCCAGCCATGATGAAATCAGTCACGTTCACAGGTGCTTGGGGCCGTTGCCCCCTTCTGATGAAGTCAGCAACCGTCTCCCCCGGTCTCAAACCACCAGAGGGGCGCGGGGCTTGGGGTGTCGGAGCGGCCGGTCCTTCAGGTCCACCGGGGTCAATCCCATCTACCCACGGATTCTGTTTATCGTATGCGTAACGGATAAAGTCTTCCACATTGGTCTGGCCCGAATCGTCAGCGTCAGGTACCTGCCAGATACCACCTTGGTGCCACGGTGCAGCATTCCCATAATTCGGAACAGGCCGACCCGGTTGTCCATGGGTGATGACATCCGTCACGTTCACTGTACCCGACTGGTTATAGTCCGGTATCATCGCTGAGTGGTCCCAAGTCTGGGGACGCGGAGGCGGCTGAACCGGAGAGGGTCGCAAGCCGGGATACATGCCGGGAGGACGCGTCGGAGGTGCAGGAATCATGGTGCCCGCGTACTGGCCCAGATTGATGAAGGCTTTTGGACTTAGGGGTGTCGGAGTCGGCCATTGAGATTGCTGCTGCCCCATCTCAATAAACTTCCTCACATTAACATTGGGACCCATGCCAGTGGGACGCGTCGGCTGAACCTGAGCGGGTTGCGGGGATTGCTGGGGACTCCCAAACGTGTTGGCAGTGGGGCTGGAGGGATAGGCTGCATTCTGCTGCTGGAGCGGGTCGTAGAAAGCGGATCCACCCGCAGCAAAGCCGCGCCTAACAAGACCTCCGCCGTAAGCCTGCTGGGCTGCCCGCTGGGCATTGCCATGTCGTCCAGTGGGAATCTGCTGATGGCTTGGCTTCCCGATGTTCGCGCGCCACTGTGCCAAACGCTCAGCGCCGGACGGAGCATTCGCACGACGTTGCTGACGCCTACTTCGCCTGATGAAATCCTTGACGTTGACAGGTCGCTGAGGTCCTTGGGGGCGCTGTCCACGCCGGATGAAATCCGAAACATTCTCACCGGGACGTAAACCACCGCTCGGCCTTCTCTGAACAGGAGCTTGGGGGGCTGGCTCCTGAACTGTAGCGGTCTGAACAGGAGCGGTCTGAACGGGAGCGGTCTGAACAGGAGCGGTCTGGAGGGGGGCAGGCTGAACGGGAGCGGGCTGGAAGAGAGGAGCTTGCGGCTGGACCGCAAACACCGGCTGCTGAGCAGCCTGCTGCTGCCGAATCTGCTCGTTCATGTGTTTAGTTGTCTTGTCGAGGACTGATCCAGATCCCATCAGAAACCTTTCCTGCGAGCAAGCTCGCTAATAGTAATCCGTCTTTCTTGGCTGCCGGGGCTCGTCGATCCAGTCACTAGTGAGGGGGATGAATCCTCCCTCCCGGAACCTTGTGACGCACATCGTTACACTATCAACGAGGTCGTCATTTCTTCCCAATGGGAAGTCGGCACATTCCGAAATCACTTCATCGGCAAACCTACGATCCGGAACCCAGACAACGCCACTCGCAAAGATGTCAGTGACGGCGTTCACTCGGGTTATCTTGTCGCCCGTCTTACGACTGGGGCTAAAGTCAGACACGAAGATGCCACGGTTACGAAGCTCTTGGATCAGCGGAGTTCCCGAAGCCTTCGCCTCGATGATCGTGGAGTCCGGGTGCCACTCGTTTTCCTTTTCCCACGCGAGCTTCTTGAGTTCTGGAAAGTCCACACGAACCTTGAGAGCGTCGAGCAGGATCAGGTTGGGGACTGAGATCCCATCAGCCCCTTCATGGTCGAAGACTCCGAAGCAGGTGAATGCGCTGTAGTCCGAAGAACTCTTCGTACTGTACGCGGTGTCCCATGCTGCGACCAAAAAGCTGCACTCGGGGGGATTGCTCCGCTCCCAGCGTTTCCAGTATTCCTTCTTGATCAGACTCCCCTCTTGAGAGATCGGAGTCTGTTGGTACTGGGCCTGCCACTTGGCGACGGGAAGTTCCGCCTTCACCTTGAGGACTTCTTCCAAGGGCCAGAACTCTGGCCACAAGGCCGCGCCACTCGGAAGAATTGCGGGAAGCTCCAGATGATCCCATTGCACGGAGCCCTCGCGCTTGAGCGCGGTTTCGAGAACGGTTGCAGTGAGGTCCAGCTTGGACCATCGAGTCATGACGACCAGTATGGATCCACCGGGCTGAAGTCTCTGTACAGGTCCTGATGTGAACCAGTCTGAAACCACTTCAAAGGGGCCTACGCTAGTGGCAGTGCCGGTCTGCTCGTCGATGGGATCGTCTACGATCAGCAGATCCGCGCCTCGTCCAGCGAGAGCGCCACCCACACCGACTGCGAAGAAGGAGCCTCCCTCGGTTGTTTCCCAGCGTCCCGCTGCACGGCTGTCTTTCTTTAGTTCCGTGCCGGGGAAGATCTCTTGATACTCTTCACTATCGATTAGCGTTCTCACTTGACGACCAAAGGAGACTGCCAGTTCCGCCGTATGAGACGCGATGATGACTTTCTTCTTCGGGTGCTTTCCCAAGAACCATGCGGGGAACATGATGCTGGACATCAGGCTCTTGGAAGAGCGAGGGGGCTGATTGATGATCAGCCTTCGGATGTCTCCTCGCTCAATCGATTCGTAACGCTTCGCCATCTGCTTGTGATGCGCGCCATGGATGAAGTCCGGCATGACGTGGCCTACGAAGGTCAGGAGATCTTCTTGACAGAGACGGCGGTTCTTGAGCTTCGTGTAGTGCTGGAGGAGAGCATCCACACGTTCCCGGCTTGCCGGGTCTAGTTCGTCAACACGCCCAACAAGCGCGCCCAGGGACTCACGGCTCTGCGTTTCCATGGCTTCTGTCCTGTCAGACATGGAAGTCGAGGTAGAGGATCACTCGCTGCTGGTCCGTCAGATTCCATGCGCGGTGCTTTCGGTAGTCTTGGAACACAATCCAGTCTCCCGGTTCATTCCAATAATGCGTACCACCGTCGTGTTCTAGCCCCACTTCGCCCTCCTCACAGTCGGGGATGTCGAGGCCCATGTGAAGGACTAATGAACCCTCATTATCATGCTCATGTAGGGGAAGATCCACACCCGGACCTAGCCGGGAGAAGGAACAGAGCGCCACACGATCCCGAGGTACGGCGCTGTAGATGATCTCCAGTACGTCCGCGAACTGAGTCTCCAAGTTGGACATGCAGAGATCGTAATCCAGAGATTCACCAGCTTCGCCGTAGTCCTCGGCAATGGCCCTGAAGATCGGCTCCGTACAGACGATTGGATAAACGTACCAATCGGCGTAGTGGGTGTTGAAATCACTGAAGTACTTGAGCCAGTCATCCTTGTCATCCCGCACTTTCTCATAGGCGGAGATGAAAAGGGGGAGCCCGGAGATGATTCTATCGAGCCTAACGGCTTTCTGAGTACTCTCCATAAAAGGGGCCTATTCTTATATGTACAGCCCATTGACGCGGGGCACAACCATCTAAATTGAAATACTTTTTAACGGACCCAAGTCGCAAACCTACGCACATTCCCGATTGTGTCCTTGTGGACCCCGTACTTCTCAGCCAGGACTTCATCTGAATCCGAACTCTCCCGGATATCCGCCACTCTTTCCCAGTTGAGCTTGGCAGTTCTCCTCTTCTTCAGACTCTTGCTGTGGAAGCTTCGATGGGATGCGGGGAGTTTTCCCAAGTAACTCGGATTGGCAAGGATCTGTCTGGGCATAGCTCTGGATTCCCTTCTTCTGTTAGGTTGTTCTCAGGTAGGGGGCCGTTCCGCCCCCCAGTTACTTATATTAACTCACATTTACTAAAATATCCTTCCCCCTTGAGGAAGGATACAATTTATATCATTCTTAACCTACTACGCCGCCGCACCAAAGCGGCGGCTGATCACTCTTCATACTCTATGACTAGGAGTACAACGAGTCAGAGACCTGCAAGCGAGATCGCGGGGCGCTTCGCCAGCGCGAAATACCGAGGCACCCGGACGATGGCCAGCTTTTATGGATCATATGGTTGGCGAGCTTGCCGGGTCAGGATTGATCAGACAGGGCGAAATTGCTGGTGTGGAGTTGCACGGAAGATACCCTGTTTGGAGAATTATCCTAGACGCCCTCGCTCTATTGCCGCCCGAGCTTGCGAGGGCTTCTTGTTGGTTTGGGAACCATAGGTACTTTGGGTTTCAAAATCAACCCTTTGGGTGGGATATTTCAAAAATTTGAAAATAATTTTGCCCAATCATCACTCCCCGGGGGGAGTATGTTGGGTGGGATGGGAATCGTTTGGCTGGAATAGTCTTACTGTCTCGACGAAGTCGCGAAACCCCCAAGGGGGGTGGGGGGGTTGCCTACTCAATATTGTGTTACACCGTTCTGTGTTACACCGCTGAGCGTTACACCGTATGGCGTAATGACACTGCACGGTGTTACACCGTACCGTGTCGCTAGTCTTCGGTGGCTTCCCCGGATTCCAAGGCGAGAACCTCCCGAAGGGTGGCTTCTAGTTCGGCGACGGTACTCGCCTCGGTCGCTGGCAATTGGCCCGGGGTAATCTCCAGGGACTGGCGTTCCCGGAAGAGTCCGCATTCCAAACCGAGCAAGCGCAGGGCTTGCACCTTCACGTTATCGCTC